GACGGCGCGGCCGAAAGCTCGGGCATCAGCTGTGCTCCGTGCTGAACGCCGTCGTCAGCGAGATCATCGTACAGTTCGCCCACTGCCCGGCCGTAAGCGTGGTCAGCGCCGGCGCCATGAGCGTCACGCCATAGACACCCGCGACCGACAGCGCCGCAATTATCTGGCTCGGCACGATGTCGCGCTGAATCTGGGCGGCGAGCTCGAGCGCGAGCTCCTGCGCGGCGGTGGTCGCCGCGGCGATCGTCGTGGTCGGATCCGCATCCGAGTAGAGCGTCACGGTCGCGGTGATCTGGTAGTCCACCTCAGTCACCGCGAGCGCGTTGACGGTGTCGGTGAGCGGACGCACAGTGTCGGCGTTCAGCACCGCGGACACTTTCGCAAGCAGCGCGGAGTTCGCGACTCCCGCACTGTTTGGCGCCGCCGCCGGCTGCACGGTAATCGGTCCGGTCAGCACATACGCGTTCACCGATCCGGGCGCCGGACTGACAATTTGCGCGTCGATGATCGACGGATCGGCGCCCATCGCAAAAAAGCGGTACGCGCCGATCGGACCCGCGACGCTGAACTGATTAGGCGCAGCCTGAATGCGCGCGCGCAGATGATCGTCCGTTTCCGGGGCGGATCCACCCGTGGTCGTGCTCGTATTGCTCACGCTCGCGATCAAGGCATTCGGATTGAGCTGGACGTTGACCTGCCCCGCCAGGTATCCATTCGCAGCCGCTCCTGGAGTTGTCGCCGCGGCAGCGACACTGGCGGTGGTTGCGCCCGCCGCAATGGTGATCGTCGCGCTGGTCGCAAAAGCAAACTGCCCGTCGTTCGTGCCGGCCAGCGTTCCCGCGGCAATCGTGAACGATACCGTCAGCGCGCTGGCCAGCGTGAATTGGAGCGTCGTCACCGCGGGCTGCGACGCCAGTCGCGTGACGCCCAGCAGTTGACCGAGATAATCGAGCATCGGAAACGACGCGAAGGCGAGCAGATTCTGCTGGGCCGCATACTGGATCGCGTTGCGCACCAGCGATTCGCGGTACGCATACAGATTGATCAACAGGCGCTCGACCTGCGCCGGGTAGAGCGTTCGGTTCGCGGCTGCCTCGAACTCGGCGATCATGTCGGCAAGGATCAGGTTTGGATTGAGCCCGTCGGCATCGTTGACGAACACTGGCGGCGGCAGCGATGGAATTCCCGCACTCATCAACTCATCCTTTCATCGCCGTCGGCGCGGCCCGCACTAGACCGTCGCTCCCGGGATTGTCACGGTCGTGGTCTGAACCGGCGCCGCAGTGGCACCCAGCTTGAGCTGCCAGTTGAGCGTCACGTCGAGATGCGCGCCCGATTGCGCGCTTCCGTCAAGCACGGGTTGCGCCGTCACCGAAACAAGATTTACGCGCGGCTCCCACCTCGTGATCGCCGATGTCAGTTCGCTCACGATTGCGGGCAACGCCAGGTTGATCGGAAAATCGATGTACCGCCAGATATCCGCACCAAAAGTCGGCCGCAGCGGATCGCTTCCTTGTGGTGTCGTTACGATTATCCCCAGGCATTGCTCGACGTCGGCGATTCCCTGCACGACTTGGCCGATAGCTCCCAGAGCCAACGACCAGTCAGCCGACCTGATATCCGCCAGTGTGATTGCGCCCGCCGGCATCGTCATCCCGCCAACACGTCGGTGCTTGCCGTCACGATCTTTCCCGTCGTCTCGCCGACTTGAACCGTGTCACCGAGCCGCGCGACACCTGCCAACTGGCCGGTTCCGAGCTGCACCTGTCCGGCCGCCCTGATGATGACGTTGCCGCTCGAGTCGATCTGCATCTGCGCACCGTTGGCGGTAACATTGAACGCCGCACCCTGGGGGAGGCTCACGGTCAGAATGTGCTCGGTGCCGTCGTATTTGATCTCGCCCTGGTCCTGAAACTTCAGATCGAGCAGATGCACCTGGCCGTTGTAGATGATTTGCGTGGTGTCTTCGAAAAGAAGATCGAGGACGTGCGCGACGCGATCGTAATCGATGCTCGTGCCATCCCGGAACGCGAGATGAAAATTGTCGGCGCTATTCACCGGCGGCAAGTCCGCTTCTGAATAAATCGCGCCCAGCACCGCGCCAGCCTCATCGCGCAGATCCATCAGGCATACGACCTGCTCGCCGATGTCGGGAATCCAATACGCCTTGTCGTTCTGCGTCTTGGGAAAAACAACCGGCAGCCACCAGCTGATCACCTCGTCGTAATCCGGAAACACCACGCGCACTTTTGCGCGCGCCGTGTCCTGCTGCTCTACGATTCCGACCCGGAAGGTGGGATTCAGCGAGGCAAATCGCTCACGGTATTCGATTATGTCATTCATCCGTTGATCCGCCGTGCTGCAATTGACGTTGAGTATCCTGTCGATAGTGTTGAGTATCCCGTCGTTCGCGTCAGAAGATGCTGCGCCGTCTCGATCAGGTAGGTTCCATCCAGCGCGCCCCATCCGCTGAGCTGTACATTGTTTCCCGCCACCAGCACCGTGGTCCCCGGTCCCTCAATCGATGCGTCCACGAACACCATGTTATGCAGATGAAGTGCGGCTTCGGCCTTCACGAGCGCCTGCTGCGCGTTTTCACAGCGCGCGACGATCTTGAGCGTATCTCCCGTCGGCGAAGGCGCAGACACCGACTGAGTAATCAGTTGTTTCGTGTCAGGATCGAAGTACGAGAATTCCGCACCATCGTAGATTCGGCGCGTCCGGTTCCGAAAGGCGAATCGAACCGTATCTGATCGTGTAATCGCGATCACTGCAGGTACGGACTCGAGCACCGGCCGCGCGTAAAAGACCAATTGCCCTGCACGCACTGTGAAATCGAAGTTGTGCTCGCTCGCGAGGCGTTTCAGAAATTCCAGATCCGTCTGGCGCCGTTGAGTGACGCGGGCAAACACCACATCGCTCTCGGACTCGGATGACGCCGTCACCATTACCAGCCCGTACTTCGCCGCGATTAACGCCGCTATTTCCACGATGCCCATGTTCTCGTACGCCACAGTATTCGCCGTGCGCATCGCCGGTGTGATGTATGCGGCAAGGCAGCGGAGTCTCATCACGTCGGGCGGACCATCCAATTCCAGTTCGTCGATCTGAAATTCACCGCAATTCAGCAAAGCCTCGCCGCTATAGCCAATTTGCAGACTGACTATGTCGCCGAGAGCCGGATACCAGGAGCCTTGCCACAGCTTCGTGGAATCCTCGAGATCCACTTCAAGCTCGCCTGAAGCGCCATCGAGCCGATCGACATATCTGATCGCAATAACCATTTGCGATACATCGGCGGTAATATTCACGCCCGAATAACTGAGTATCCATTGCGGCGAACGAACTGGATACGATGCCGTCGCAGCCATTACGCACTCGCCGTCTGAGACAATTTCCAGGGCGGCAAGTCGGCAGTGACCACGGCGCTCTGCTGCAGGATCGGCACGGCGATCGATATTCCGGCGTCGAATACCGGCTCAATCGGTACATTCGGATTAGCCATTATGATCGGAGAATAGTCAGTCGGATCGCCATAGTATTGCCAGGCTAACAGATCCCAGCGCTCACCGGCCGTCGTAATGTGAAGTATGAACTGTCCAGACGGCGTCATCCCGCGGCGCTCCTCACGATAACCGCGGCGGGCACGTCGTCCGCTTCAAGATTGGGACCGCTTGCGCCTGTCGCGGACGGGATACTGAGCAACGCCGACACGCCTGGCGTGGATCCGGCCGAACCACTGCCGGCGGTTGCGGTCGACGCCGTCGTGATTCCTAGCGGAGTAACTGTCGAAACGGGCGCGCTCGAGGCAAGCGCCTGGTCAGGTATCCATTCTTTGAGCGCGATTGCGACCCTGATCGCCAGCAATCCGCCGAGATCCGACATCTGCATCGATTTCACTTTAATCGATTCGATCACAAAGAGACCGAGGTACGTGCCGACCCCGAAGATCAGCGGCAGCGCGAGATGCTGCGCGGCCGTCGCGCGCAATAGCGCCAACTGAACGGCAGGATTCGTGAACGACGAGTGCCACATCAGCTCGAAATTCAGCCGCTGGAGATCGTCGCCGAGCCATTGCAGCCGCGGCTTGCTCTCAATCACCCGCTGCTCGGCGAAATTGTACGCCCCTGCCGATTCGTAGCCCTCCGGAGAGCCAACCACCTCGAACTGAATGTCGCCCAATGCTGCGAACAAGTAATCGCTCCTCAGAACTGCGCGCGCTCGCGCCGCGCTGATTCTCGCTTCAATTGATTGAACAGTTCCTCGCGATGCACCCGCAGTGCGCCAATCGCATCACGCTCTACATTGCCACCCGCCGCCGGCGCGTTGATCACGACCGTCGGCGACGAGTTGATAGTGATCCCCGTGCGCACGCTGCTGCTATTCGGACCACGAGCGTTGCCCGATGGTTCCGCAAACTCGCGCTGGGAGAGATTTGCGGGCGGAATCACCGCGCGGATCGATGAAGCCATGCGATCGCTAGCGAGAATGCCTGTCCCAGCGAACGCCACTCGTTCTGCTTCGAGACTTCTTCGCGATCGACTCGAGACTCGTCCCGCATCTGATCTCGGCGACGATGCCGCATTCGCGACGACCATCGTATGGGCAACTTCGTTCGCGCGGTGCGCCTGCGCGGCGAAATCGCTCGAACCCTTCAATCCGGATTCTGTCGCGCGGCGGCCCGCACTGGAAATCGCCCAGGCTGCGCTTCCCGATTCAACTGAGCGTTCAACCCGCGACAGAGCATCCGTCGCGAGAGACAAGTCGCGAATTTCCCGGGACACACGGTCGCCGGCATCGACGCTTGCTGTCGTGCGATGCCACGCGTTCGCGCGACCGTCCCGCCCTCCTCGTGACTCTCCATCGATCGCGGCATCCGGGTCTTTCAGCCGCGCCATGGAAGTTGCCGCCTCGCTGCTCCCGATGCCGTTTCTTACTCGCGCATTCGCATTCAGCGCCCTCGCGCCCGCGGTAAACCTGCGAATCAATTCCGCGGGACTCGCGGTCCTTCTCGCATTGTCCATTTCATCTCGGCTCGGATTGTCGTCCAATCGGCTCTGAAAGGCATCGGCAGGAGTCCGTCTGTTCGCGAACGATTCTGTCTCCGGACGATGAGCGTATTCCAGCAAGGAAGCGTGCACGCGAAGTTGCAAGCGATGACCCGCGGCCCGCGCAATGCTGGCGGCCGCCCGCGCGGTCCGGCTGCTCTCTCGCACGAAGCCGGCCATCCGCTCAAGATGGCTGAGCGCGGCCGCCGAATTCGACCCCCTGGTCTTCGCTGGCGTGTCGATTGTCCTGGATTGCCTCGCCATCTAATGACTCGCTCTGATGCCGCGCGTGAGGGATTCAACTAGGCTCGCGCGACGTTACGTTCGAATGGGCGGCGTTGCGAGGTCGCGGCCTCGACTCGCAAGGGACGTCCTGCGAGTTCCTTGCCGTTCATCGCCCGCAGCGCGACCGCAGCGTCGTCCTCATTCGCCATCTCGACAAATCCGAACCCGCGCGAGCGCCCGTCGAAACGGTCACGCACGATCTCGGCTCGCTCGACTCCGCCGATCTCGGCAAAAGCTTCACGCAGATCGCCATCGCCTAACGAAAAACTCAGATTCCCTACGAATAGTCTCACTCCCATCGTCTCACCATCTCGCGCGATTAGTTATTTCACGTATCGCGCTATAGTCACTGTAATTACTACTCATGATTCCTCCCCTCCGCCGCGTTCGACGCGCATCCGCTCATATTCGGTCATCGCGTCGAGCCAGTACGACAGCTCCGCAAAGTCCATGCCGCTCAGCTCCTGGACTGAGAATCCGGATTGAACGAGGCCTGCGAAGCTCGCTGCGGAGGGGGGTCGAAATTTTCGCCAATCACCTCGTCCTGCAGCGCCATTACGTCCGCGAGGTCCATTTCGAGCACTTCCTCATACACAATCCTGCGCCCGTCCACGCGCGTCAGCTCCGCGATTAGGGCAAATATCACCGCGCTCGCGTCTCCACCCACCGCCGCCCGTTGCGCCCGCATCAGATCCCGTCCATGACCTTTGCGCACCTCGGCGCGCGAGCCCGAAGGCAAATCGATGGTCTGCGTATCTTGCTTGTCTTCCGTTTCCGCCCCACCGATACGTACTCCATTCACCGTCAGTTCATCGCTTTTCATTAGTCATCGCTCCCGTCTTGCGACTTCAATCTAATGCTCGCTCAGCCGCCGAGATTTGAGCGGAAAGTACTCAGTTGATCGACTCCGCCAACCACGTAGATATTGGCGAATACGTCGTACAAGTATATTTGGATTCCCGCCACGTATAACTCACAGTGATAGATACTTACCACTGACGTGGTTTCGACCATTTTATGCTGACGGAAAGTGGGACTTCCGGCATCCTTGAAGATCCCCGTCATCAGGTACACCACCGGGAGCTGCGCACTCCGGCCCTGGCTGGTGTACTGTTCCAGGTTTCCCAGCGCCTGAAAGGAATGTGTTTGGAACGGACTGGTTGATAGCGTAAGCGTACTCGCGTCGAACGACGTCCACTTGATTTTCGACTCGAGCTTGTCTACGCCCGCCCACAGCTCGGCCGTGCCGGCCATCCCCAGGCCCTTGTAGTCAATCATCTTGTGCTTGGGATTGGCGATCTCGATCTCTTCGGCGCGGCCCAGCAGTCCGACGCCGTCGATGTATATATTTGCGTTAGTCAGTGAGTTGATCTGGATATTCATTCTGTTCCCCTGGTAGCCGCGCGAGTTACGACGTCGCTCCCGCCGCCGCAGTTATCGGACTCGTCGGTCCGAGTTGCTGCAGCAACGTCACATCTATGAATGCCTCAAAGGTGATTCTTTCCGCGGGTGGCGGCGGCATTACGTCGATGTCAAAGACCAGTTGGCCGGCGGCGATCTGCGTGTATGGATTCTCCGCCGGGTCGAAGCTTGCCGCGCCGGCTACCAGTGCACCGCGCTGGATGAGCGATCTGATGAACGCGTTTGCGCTGGCGAGGATCGCCGTGATCAGCGCGTTCGAAATCGGCTGGTCGATAAACTGGAGCATCGCGAGTTCCAGCG